TTTACTACTGCCATTAATCTAAAAAGAAACTTCTAGCTTCTATCTCCTGTTTTAATTCTTCTTGAAATGTAGTGTTTAATTTTTCTAACACTGCATCTAAATCTCTAACCAAAGACTGTGCTACGTCTTCTTCATACTCTGAACTTGCTCTAGTTAATGTTTGTACTATTTTTGCCATTATCTTCTTCCTCCAGTTTGTATATCTAATCTAAATGTTCCTAATTTCCAATTAGTATCTACTGCCGTATTAGATATTGTAAGAGCTATAGCTCTACCTCTAGCACGTGTGTCTACTTTATCTGTTGTAGATGATACAGTAAAAGGACCTAACGATGAGCTTGCTGCTGTATCGTTTGGATAATTTCTTAAATCTAGTTGAACAATAGCGTTTCCTTGTTGTGCTATAAAATCTGGTATAATTCTACTAACTCTCATTATGTTTTCTCCATCACCTCTAAGATCACCTAAGTTAGTTGCAGCTCCTCTTATAACTTTTTGTGTAATATCATAATCACCAGATGTAATATTAGCAGGAATTGCAACCGCAGCTGTTGCTGCTTCTTGTTGATTAACTCCTGTTTCATGTTCAAAATAAATTGTAGTTCCATCTGTATTACCAGTTACATCAAAAGAAGTATCATTACCCGCATCGTATTTAGTTCCATGAGGTAAACCAAATACAGCTGAATCTTCCCATGTGCTTCTTGGAAATAATGAACTTGCGTTAGTAAACCATATAGGTCTTTTTGATGTTGAATCTAGATAACTATACGAAACTGCTCTGTTAACTACGTTAGATGTACTTGTTGGATAGAACCAAGTAATTTCACCAAACAAATTATTGATACCACAATAAATTAACATGTTAGATGTAGTGTTAAGATCATTATAAACATAATCTTCTACCAAACAATCCATAGATTCTAACTTACCAGTATATCTAAAGAAACCATTTTCTGACATCCAGTACGCAGCACCATCAACTTCTACTGCTGCATTCATTCCTATCAATCCACAGTTAGTACCAACTTGTTCAAAAGCAAAGGTAAAAGGAGTTCCAACAAATCTCATTGTAAATAAAGAAGTGTCGGTCCAAACATAAATTGCATTTCTACCAAGTTTAGCTCCAATAATCCGTGATCCATCGGCCAGTCTTTGTGTACCAGCACTATTTTCAGCTGTAGGTGTGTAATCATTTATATTTTCTTGAGATGAAAATCTTATAAACATATCGTCTTGTGTAGTTTTATCACCAATAGTTGTTTCTGTTCCAAAAAACACTAAGTGACGATCGGGAGTTGACACTAACATATCACGTGATGCTGTCGGTGCACCTGATATAATCGTAGCTCTTGTTGATGTTGCAGCTACTGCATCACCATTCCATTCAAAACATTCTCCGTTATGTATTAATGCAATAAGTGTAGAACCTAAGTTGTCCAAGGACCATAAACCAGGATCTGTTACTTGGTCAGTGTTAGCTGCAGGTGATCCCCAACCTGTAAATGATGAAGTATTAGTTACTGTTGCACCATTTAAATGAGTTGTTGGCGTTGATCCTCTAGCCCCTCTTCCTATACCTGTTAATTTACTTCCTGTAATACCTGTATATGATATTTCTTCTGTTCCTATAGTAACATGGTTTGTACCTGTAGATGGAAAACCACTTGTACTTGTTAATGTAATTTCTGTAGCAGAACCATTGTTTCCTCCTGAAGTAGCACTAATTGCTCCATTTAATGTAGTTGTTCGTGCACCTAAAATATTACCACCCCATAGTGATATACCCCAACCAAACGCTCCTATTTGTTCTGCTGGTCCTACATGGTAATATTGAAAATATGTTATACCACCTGATGTTGTTGCACCACTTCCTGTTTCATTACTAGGCATTGTAATGGTAATAGTAGATGTTGTTGGCACACTTGTTACCATAAATTTTTTATCAGCAAAATCTGTAGCTGTAAAATTAGAATTAGTAATAGTGCTAAAAGTTGATGCGTCATCAAATAATATAATATCTCCTGCTTGAAAATTATGTGAACCACTAAAAGTAAGTGTTACAGTCGGTGATCCGTTAGTCGTGCTAAACGCATTTGTAATAGCTGTACCTGATGGATTAGTTAAAGGATGGATGTCATAAAATACACCACCAGAATATACATATAAAATTCTATTAGTTCCTATAGCTGCAAATTTTGTTGACGTTTTGTTTACAAAATGATGTAAACCTCTGGCTACACCTGTTAATTTAGCTGCACCTAATTGATTCCAACCACCTATTTTTTCTGGTGTACCATATCTAAAACGTACATTTTCTCCGTCTATCCATTGAGACTCAGCTCCTGTAGATGTAACTTGTTTGTTGAATCCTGGTAAAAAACCTAGTTTTTGTAGCATAATTTGCAACAATATTACAAAAGACTTTGGTTTTCAATAAAATTGATCCAGCCTGTAACTATATATTTAGAGTATTTTTTAGATATCTCACTCTTGTGGGTGTGTGTAAAATCAGAAGGCCACAACACGGTTTTACCTTTTTTAGCTTTAACAGTTAGATTATAATTTTTAAATTGAGTTCCTCCATCTGGAACGTCGTTTAAATAAGTCATAAAAACCAACATTCTTGTGCTTGTAGAAAACCCTCTTTCAGAATGCCATAATTTAAAACCTTCATTTTTTTTATAATACTGAACATTATAACCTTCTGTTAATCCAAAAAAATCTAAATCACTCATTTCTGAAAATTCTTCAATGTATTTATGAATACATTTTATTAAAAAAAAATTGTAATCATTAAATATTTTAACATTACTTTTAACTGATACTGCTATGTCAGTGCTTACTTTAGCTTTATAATTTACCTCGCCGTGTCCTATTTCTGAATTAAATATTTTTCCAGGTACATGTAGTTTTTTATTTTTTTTAAAATATTTTAAAATGTCGTCACATAATTTAATAGGAGTTTTATACTCTCTTATAAAATTATTCATCTGTAATATATATATTTAAAGACAAACTAATTCTTTCTTTTGTATTTTTATTGGGTCGTACACTATGAACAAGGTGTGAAGGAAATATTAGTAGGTCGTTTTGTTTAGGGTTAACAACAAACTCTTGACTATTATAATAATTAAATTTAGGAAAAGATAGATTGTAAAATTGAAGAATTGTAAACGCAGGATTAGGATTTCTAAATACAATTGATCCACAATCTTTAGGTGCTTTTAAATAATAAACTAAAGAAAATTCTCCATCGTGAGTGTGGGGTAAATTATAAGAATCTTTTTTATTACTATTTATCCATAATGGAGATAATGTTACTATAGAATTTTTGGGTATATTAATATTTTTTAAAAACTCTACTACAGTTGGAGATACAAATTGATGAAATTTATCTACCGCAGATACACCTGATTCTAAAAGTTTAGTTTGAAAACCACCTTTGTTTGTTTTTTTTCTACCCGTTTTTAATTTTTTTTGTTTTTCTAATAAGTCAATTAATTCTTTATCTAAACCATGTGTGTTTTCTAGTTTAGTTTTAAACAACGGGGTTTGAAATATACCTTCTATTTTATCCATGTTTTAAATTCCTCCTTTGGAACATATGCACCCATACTAACAATTATTCTTAGTGTTTTTCCAGATACCGGAGAACAAGAATGTTCCCATTCAGATGCAAAATTTGTCCATCCTTGATTGTTTTTTATTTTTATTTTTGTGCCTTGTAAAATAGGTTCTCCACCTTTTTGTGAATTTTGTATCATAAATAAAAGTCTAAAATGAGCATTACCTTTATCATCTTCGGGATCACAATGAACATGCACATGAGTTCCTTTTAAAGCTATTACTCCTATAAAATTACCATAAATTTTTTCGGGATAATATTTTTTTATATTTAATTTTTGCATACATTCTTTATGAAACAATTTTATTTTTTTAGAAATTTCTAAATCATGTAGATTTAAATTACAATACTGTCTACCGTGTCCGTTAAATTTAAATAAATCTCTATTTTTATAATTAAGTTTTGCAAACTTTTTGATTTCTTTTGCTAAATCATCTGGAATAGTAAAGTCTAAAACAGGGTTTATTTTTTTATTAAATATTTTAATCATCGTGTTCTCCAAAATTCCATATCAAAATATCTTTTAATTAATTTATTTGGTAAAACATTTTTAGTTTTATTTCTAAATATTTTTTTAGACCTAATAGTGTGTAAAGGACCACCAAAAACCATATCATTATACATTAAAGAACCTAAAGAAAATTGATTTAATTCTTTAAATACATGATTTTTATATTCAGGAATTTCTAAAAAACCATACACGTCTCTTAAAAAGAGTTTTGGGTTATTTATTAAATTGTTGTATTCAAAAAACTGATAATTTTTACCTTCTGCAAAATTAATTAAATGTTTTATCCCTGCTAAAGATGTATCTATAAAACCATCTTTTTCCATAAGTATGTTACATTTTTCTTCTAACTCATCTCTCCAACACTCAGTAATTATTTTTTCATTGTACTTTTTATTTACAAAAAAATCTTCATTTTCTTGAGACAATTTTATAAAAGAAGAAAGTATTTCATTTACATCTCTTACTAATACTATAATTTTAAAATCATAATTAAGATATTTTTTTAACATATTATAATTATATTGACTAGACCAAGGACCTCTATCTACAACAAATTTAGTTTTAATATTTTTAAAATAATTATTAAATATGTTTTTACTTACGTTTTCAATACCCGATTGATTTGGAAAATTTTTATACCATTGTGTATTTTTAATTTCTTCTATTCTAAAAAAAATTTCTGGAATAATACTTTGCCCTGATACTGTAATGTCTGGATTTTGATTAAGTAAAGAACTTAACAATGTATTTCCAGATCTAGGTAAACCAGATATAAAAAAAATTTTCTTCATAGTTTTAATGCCATGTCTCCTAAGCCTATTTTACCTTTTACAAAAAAATCACAAGACACTAAGTACCTATCTAAATTAGTTTCATTTATACCAGAACTATGTTTTAAATGAGAAGGCATTATAACTAAAAGACCATCAAAAGGATCAAGAGCATATGTTACTGCATTAATCATATTATATGATTTGTGTTTAAATTGTAAACCTGCTGGTAAAAAAGTAAAAGTTTCAGGTCTATGTAAATGTAGTTTACCCGCTCCTTCTGTGTTTTTTAAATATAAAATAGCAGTTAAAACAGAGTTAGCATGGTAGTGTGGTTGAGTGTAATCTCCTTTACTGTGTTTTGTTACCCATGAATTTTTTATGTATAATTTACTTTCTTCATTTATTTCAAGAACCGTATGAAAATAATTTTCGGCATGTTTTTGAATTTTATTTTTTAAACTTTTTAATTTTTTGTTATCTAAAACAAATTTTTCTTTAGACATGTAACCATTATTTACATGTTTCATAAATTCTAATTTAGTTTCTAATAAAGTTTTTAAACTTTTAGAATCAATATTAATTATACTTTCATACACGGGTGTAGAAAATAAACATTTTACTTCTGGTTTTTCTTTCATTACTATCTTTCTATTATATAATTTTTTTAATAATTATACAATAATCCATTGCTGGTTTACTTCATCCCATTCATAAACATGGTCTAAATCACTTGGATAAGGTATAGGAGCTTCATAACAACCTGTGTTTTCATTAAAAATCCATGAATCATACATTCTTGGTTCATAAAAACAATCTCTTCCAGGGTCCCAAATTGAATTTGGTTGAGGCATGTTTTTTCTAAATTTTTTATGTTGTAAGTTTTCATCATAGGTATATTCACCTGTTTCAGCATTAACAACATAATATTTATTTTTTACAGTTCCATAAGAACATTGAACAAATGTTCTTTCACTACCAAACAATTTTTTTAAAAAAGCAATTCCTTTTTGTTCTTCTGTGTTATTTTCATCAGGTGTTATATTTTCGTTATCTATAAAAACAATATCTATTACAACGTTATCTGAATTTATTTCTGCAAAATTAGCCATTATTGATATTTATACCTTACAATTACACGGCCTGTACCACCGGAACCTCCGCCGCCTCCAGAAGCTGATCCTCCACCGCCTCCAGATCCTCTGGCACTAGTGCCAGCACCTCCAGATTGACCGCCTCGACCTGAACCGCCATTACCCCCAACGCTTGATCCGCCGTTAGCTCCAGAACCATCTCCTGCTCCTCCTCCGCCGCCTCCAGCGTAAGTTACAGAAGCACCTGTTATTGAACTTGCTGAACCAAAACCACCAACACCAGCGTTAGCTCCAGAAGTACCACTTCCGCCTCCGCCTTTACCACCGCCGCCGCCGCCAGCTCTTTGAAATCCATATCCACCTCCAGAACCTCCAGAGGTTCCTTGTCCACTAGTTCCAGATTTACCACCGCCATTGTCTCCGCCGCCACCTGAACCACCGGTTTCACCATTATTAGTTCCAGTCTGTGAACCTCTACCACCTCTAGTATTAGTTTCACCAAAAGCATTTGAGTTGCCACCAGCACCACCTGCAGTTATAGAATAAGCTTGTACGGTTACAGACACAGAGTTTTGAAACCTCATTCCACCTGCTCCGCCACCTGCTCCGTGGTTAAATCCACCATTACCACCACCAGCAACAATCAAAACTTGTTCTAGTCTTTCACCATATGTTCCATCAGTTCCTAAAGCAGTAACATTGAAAGTATCAGTACCCAGACTATGTATTTTAAAATTTCCATCATATGATACTGTACCACCTGTTGCTTGTAAAAATTCAAAAACTGGACTACCCCCAGCACCAAATCCTAAAACTTGGTAACCAAAAGATTTACCTCTAGTTGATTTTTTATTTTTGTGTCCTTTACCTTCGACAGTTAAAGGTGTGTCTATTTTTTTCATATCTAAATTCCTTATGCGTCGTTAGCAGCATCTGTAGTAAAGAATATTCTAATACCAAGAACTCTTGCATCTCCAGTAAAAGTATCTTCACCAGCATTTGCATCTCTAAATAATTGAAAGTAAGTAATTTCTCCTGCTGCAGGAGAACCTGCAATTGTCACTGCACCACTTACAGCTGAAATTTGTTGATCTTCTACTGTTCCAATACCGGCATCCGAAACAGCGATTGATGTTCCATAAGCAACATCAATAGTATCATTGTCTGCACATGCCACACCTTGTAATCTAAAAAGACAATCACCTGTGTTTGTATTACTTGGTGTCCAATAAACTTGATAAGTTACTGTGCCTTCATTCCATGATTTAGGAAAAGCTACTGAAAATTGTGCGTGTTCGTCTGTACTTGCGTCAAAGTCTAATACTTTCATATCAGGTCTTAAAGCTGTAGTTTCAACTTGTGCAGCTTCTGCACCATTAGTTGTAGCTGGATACATTGCTGATGATGGAACCCACATAGTCTCAAGTCCTGCAATTTTAACTGCAGTTGAACCTGATTTAAGAGTTCCTGTTCCTTTAGGATTTAAATTTATATCAACGTTAGTTTCACCTGTTGCTGAAAGAACTGGACCATTACCTGTTGCAGCATTTGATAAAGTAAATTCATTAACTGCTGAACTTATTGCAGTAAGTTGAATTAATTCGTTTCCATTAGTATCTGAAATTTTTGTTCCTATTACAGGGCTAGTTAAAGTTTTGTTTGTTAAAGTTTGTGTTCCTGTTAAAGTTACATCTCCAGTTGCCCCTACAGTCGCTTCAAAAACTCCAGTGTTTGTTGCAACACCATCAAGATAAATAAGTTTATATCCTTTATCATCTGTTGCAAAAGTAACCGTTGCTCCTGAACCAGATACTGCTTTTATTTGTACTGTTTGTGCACCTGAAGTGCTATTTTTAATAATGTAAAAATTTTCTGTAAGAAGAGGAAAAGTTACAACTCTACTTCCTGATATTGATCCTGTTAATTCTATAACTCTGTGTTGAGCAGTTCCTGTCAAAGCACCGTCTGCTATTGATAAAGCAGTTGGTGTTCCTGAATCAGTTACAGCTTGAGAATTATATCCACCCGTAAGTTGTTCTACAAGACTTAAATTTGCGTTTGTTTTTGTTCCCCAAGTACCAGCGTTTTCGCCGGTTGCCATTAGCTCTAGGCCAAGATCTGTAAAAGTTGATGCCATTATTTAATCTCCTAATTATTGCTATTTATATTGTTTATTTAGTTTTAAGTCAAACATAATTATGCAGAAGTTTTACGTGTGTACCCGGTTGTATTTTTTGGCGTCTTAGTTGAATATCCACTAACAGACGTTTTAGGTGTTTTTTTTGAATACCCCGTACTAGTTTTAGGAGTAAGTCTTCCATAGTATTTAAGAATTAAATCTGTACCTACACTAGATGTTGTTAACTGTCCTTCTAGTCCTACAACAAGATCATCAAGACTTATGTTTCCAGTTGAAGATGTTGTACTTAACCCTGTTAAACCTATTTTCATAGCTGGAACAGTTATAGAACCAACTGAAGATGTAGAGGTTACTCCAGTTGGAATTACAATAGGCGAAGATGAAATACTTATTTCGCCTACAGAAGAAGTTGTTCCTACTCCTGTTAAACCCACAACATCTGCTGGAGATATACTTCCTACACTAGAGGTTGTACTTAACCCTGTTAAACCCATAACATCTGCTGGAGATATACTTCCTACACTAGAAGTTGCACTAAGACCTGTTGGAATGACAGTGCAATCTACAATTACATCTAAAGAACCTACACTAGATGTTGTACTTAATCCTGTTAAAGATACTACGGATTGTAAATCTAAAACTGGTGTACCAACACTAGAAGTTACACTTAATCCTGCTAGTTGAACTAGTTTGTTAAATGAATCTCCATAAGGTTCTTCACCCCAACCATTTCTACCCCAACCGACTAAAGTGCCGGCATTGTCAAAATCACCAAGTTGTGTTTGAGCTTGCACACCTGTCGGCGTTATAATAGAAGTTAAATCAAAACTTAATGATCCTACTGAAGATGTAGTGCTTAAACCTGTTAATTCTGTAGTGATAACTTGAGTAGCTACAACACTTCCAACACTAGAAGTTGCACTTAATCCTGTTGGTAAAACTGAATAGTCTACACCCCAACCAGAGTTACCCCATTCTTGCCTGCCCCAACCTTCTTCGTTAAAAGCTTCTACTGAACCAACTGTGCTTGTAGCACTAACGCCGGTTAAAGAAACTGTAATAGTATTAGATGCCCAGGAATTTTCATTCCATGCTACTGAAGGATTATCACCACCCCAGATAGATGCCATAAGGATTTACCTCCCTATGCTATACGAAGGATTGCGTTAGATGCGTCTGCTGCTGGGAATTGAATTGTAAAAGTTCCAGATGATACAGTTTTATCTCCACCAAATGCTATTGCACAAACTGCTGGATCACCACTTGCTGTTTCATTAAAAATTAAACAACCATTAGCTGTAAATGAAGCTGATGTAAAAGATACATCTGCAAAATCACAACATGCAGTATCACTATCTAGAGCTGGTGTTACATTTGTAAGTGCTATTCCTTTAGTAGTGTATCCATTACCATTAGCTACTTCGTTAGATGATGTATAAGCTGTTGTTGATTTATTTAATGTAGCACTACTTGTGTACAATGCTAATTTAAATTCATTTCCACCATTTGTAAAATTATGAATAGCTCTTAAAACTTCTGTTTTGAAAGTGTTACATACTGCTGATGTTATTGCCATAAATTTTTTCTCCTAATTACTGAGGCGCTGACTCGATTGGAATTCTTATTGTACCATCCGTGTAATCGTCTCGTCTTCTTCTTCCAACTTGCATTGCTGCAAACTTTTGTAGTTCAGTTTTATATCTATTTTCATATAGTGTCAACATGTCTGTTGGACCTTTTAAAAACATAAATGCTTCTACTAAACATGCATATAATAGACCCTGTGGAAAGTAATTACTTAGATAAGTATTAGAATTACCATCACCACCAGAACCTAATCCTGTAGGCATTGCATTATAATGAATTATATATTTGTAATTTTTATCGGGTGTAGGTGCTATGTATATAGCTCCTGATGTAGCTGTGCTAGCTCCTGTTGTTGCACCACCAAACATTGAATAATATTTAGGTAGTCCTGTTACATCTTGTGCAGCAGCACCTCCTGCAGTTCCTGTTAATTCATTAACATATTCTGAAATAAAAGTTTGATCACGTTTTTCTAACCATTGACCGGAACCTGTTGTATTAGCTGTAGAATCAAATACTTTAATACCTCTAACAAACAAAGCTTTAGTAGGCATGGTAATAGAATTAAAATCAGTTGCAAATTGTGCTTCATCTTGAACCCTATCAGAATCCATTGGAAGATCTAAATTAATTCTATTTTGTGCAGCCATAATAAAACCATCTAAAATAGTTGTAGTGAATACAGTAGACCCAACTTCAGTATAGTCTTGAATAGCTTGTTTTAAAGTATCATATGTATAGTTTGTAAGTCCTGACATAATTAAGCTCTATCATTTACGGGTCCAATTGTACACTGAAAACCGCCTCCTGTTGCTGTGCTTCCAGCATTAGATACTAAAGGCACTGTTATAGAATTAA